CTTCTCCTAAACCAACGTTTATCTCTCAAATCCTCCCCACATTATCTCAGTACTTTAACCACTCAAAAGGGAGTATTTTTAATGCTGATTGGCTACATACGTGTGTCAACAAATGACCAAAACACAGATTTGCAACGCAATGCATTAATGTGCGCAGGATGTGAACAGATTTTTGAGGACAAAATGAGCGGAACCAAGTCGGAACGACCAGGCCTGAAACGCGCTTTAAAGTGCCTTAAAAGAGGGGATACATTGGTGGTCTGGAAGCTGGATCGGTTGGGTAGAAGAATGAAACACCTCATTGCTCTCACAGAAGAGCTACGCGCAAAAGGTGTCAATTTTCGCAGTCTGACGGATTCAATCGATACCAGCACTCCGATGGGAAGGTTCTTTTTTCATATGATGGGTGCACTGGCAGAAATGGAGCGTGAACTGATAGTTGAGCGCACGCTGGCAGGACTGGCTGCTGCGCGATCACAAGGAAGAGTTGGAGGACGTCGCCCGAAACTGACGAAGGAGCAGCATGAGCAGATCGCAAGATTGCTCCAGAAAGGGTATGACAGAAAGCGGCTGGCAATTATCTATGATATTGGACTGTCAACGATCTACCGCTATCACCCTGTTGGGACTGTCATAACGCAACCTGAAATGTAATTCTTTTTCAAATAATGAAACGCCGCGTGGATGCCATTTATCGCACAAGATAGAGTGCATTTATCGCGCGGCGCATCATCATTTGTTGATATGCGAATGTATCCAATAAGCATATGTCTCCCTTGTATGCTAAGGATACGATCCTAGAAGATGTCCTGTAAGGAAATAACAAACTGACTAAGTTAGTGGCGCATTAGATGTTATTTCTGGAGGGGTATGTTTGCAGATTATGAAAATCTGGCTGTAGTAGTCATAACATCCCTACTAAGTGGAACCGGCGTATTCCTTCTCGGAGTTAGAGACGGGCGCATTTCTGCGTCCCTGCTCAATCTTGCGAGTGAATTGTTTACTGCGGTAACAGCCGGGCTTGCGGGGTATGGGGTGGCGGTTAGCCAAGAATGGCCTGAAGGTATCATTTTCTGCGTTGTTCTGATTGCCAGTAACAACGGTAGTGAAATTTTACAGGGCTTGAAGTCCAGAGCTAGTAACGTCTTGAATCTCTTAAGCGTAATAGCGAATGGGGGAAAAGGTGGAGAGAAATAATGGGTAACTTTGGAAATTATTTCATTTTTATCATGGCATTTGTTGCCATCATTGACCGTTTCATTTTTCGTCGCAAGAGTGTTGAGATTTTGAGTATTGGTGACGCTGTAGTGAAAGAATCCGCTATAGCATTTCCTGTTTCGCTACGTGTTAAGCGAAGCTGGGTCAGCAATGCTCAAATCGAATATTGGTTGCAAGACCTGAAAAATCCATCTGTGGTTATTTCAGGGAAAACGCGACCAGTTGACGCCTCAAAACGCGGTGAGAGAGAAGAGTATTTGCTCATCGATACGAAATATCTTGAGCCAACGAAGTGGGATCTGAAAGTCACATTGACTAACGGTAACTGCCGACTGAATCCGCTTTATCGCATTTTCCCTATCAATGACTGCATAGAGCGCCAGTTTACGATCGAAAAGCGTAAAGGAGACTGGGATGTCAAATAAGAATAATTATGTTCTTCTTAATTATGATGAGTTAAACGAAAAGGGGCTGGCAAAACTCGTCAAAGAAATCAGCAAAGGTGGTTACAAGATAGCGAGGGTGATCCCTGCAAGTAATGGCAGGAAGAAAGATGGGATCATGACGCGCACGTTTACCCTTATTGGTATTGATGAACAGACAATGGAAGTTCAGGTTAACGATACCGGTGATATATCTGGGATCAAACTGAATGGTAAAACAGTACCGTTCAAGCCAGTAAAAACAATGTCGGCTTTGGGGCAATCTCTTGCGGCTTTATTTAATCGCGGAGCAACTTCTTTCCAGAAGTCATTAGCTCGAAAACTTGCTCGTGCAGCAAAAAATATTGATGACGGAAATAAGAAGCGGCAGGGAGTTAAATCTAACGCTCAGAAATTAGCTGAAGCGAAAGAATCACGTGATGCACTCCGTGAAGATATCGCTAATGCTAACGACAAACTGTCTAAACTCCAGAGCAAGTCAGACAAAGTAATGCAAGATACGGGTAACGTTAAAGCTGCCTTGTCTCAGGAAGTAGCTAAGACACGTGCTCTTAAAGAAGAAATCGCGCGCCTGGAGGATGAGCATGATTAACAATCCTTTACGAATTAATATTCAGTCTACTTTTGCTGATACGATCCCCGGCTATGTGCCAGGTCGCTGGTCTTCAGAAGAATTAAGCGAAGATGACCTGATTTTTGAGGCGGCGACCTTAGAAGATATTGAGCTTGCCTATATGGGCAATGAAATACTGGTTGTGTCTGACGAAGCTATGTTTGAGTCCATAACTACAACCAGAATTCGGTTAGCTCAAACAATGCGAGCTTTCGTCCGTGCGCTGAATCGTGGCCTGAATGGTACGAATATTATGGCAGGGACTGATGAAGCCGGGACCGATGAAAATGGACGTAATTGTATTGGTGGTGCGATTATCGGTCGTGTGCGTCGGGTAGCTAATATCCCTGTTTTGACCGCGCAGATACCGCTTACTGACGGGCAGAGTACAAGCATAATTTTCCACTCTCCAACAGCTGACGGGGCAAAAATAAAGAGTAACGACGAGCTTGTTGCATTTCAGTTTTTACTTAATAAGCGTAACGTAACTCACGTTGTCGCCCCGATTGGTGGGAGAGATGTTTCTTTAAGCCAGGTATGCCAGGCGCTATCTAATTTGATTGAGCGTAACAGCGAAAAATTTAAGAAAGCAAAAGAGCGCCAGGACAAAATGAAGGCAGATATTGAGAGTTATCTCAATGAAGCAGATAAACTGGCAGAAGAACGGTCAATAATGATTGATCAGGTGGACGTTGCGCAACGTGGGCTGACTGAAAAGCGTGCTGCTCTTACGGAGATGCAAAAAAAACTTGATGCCCAGAAAGCCATCAACGAGGAATTACAAGAAAAACGCGATAAATTGTTGTCTGCTAAAGGTGAAAAAACGAAGGAACGAGCGTTTAGTGACCAGCTGCGACATGTAAAACATAATCTTGCCATTGACGGAAAAACAGTGCTGGATAATGGCGCTGAAGTTAATTATGTCACGTCCGGCAGTGACAATTTCGTTACGATAGTAGCACCTGAAGGTAAATTCAGTATTGATGCCAGTGCTGTCAAAGGAGGCAGTTTGGCAGATGCTGCAACCAAATTACTTAAAGCCTACCGAGAGCATAACGCAGATAAATATAAAGTTGATGTGTTACCAGGCCAGCAGGAAGACTCCGAACCACCACAGACAGACCCCGAGACGAACCCAGTATCACAACCAGAGAGCCAAGATGTAGGTAAATACCACTATGCACTTCAATCTCGCCCGGCTGGTGTTGGTGCTGTGCCGGATGGAAATAAAGCCGTGCTTGATCGTCCTGACCAGGCTGATCAGTATTACGAATATGCTCGTCACGGTATCATTACGTATGACCGAAAACTGACAGATGAAGAAGTCAGCCAGTACGAGTTGCTCTATCTTCCTGATGAAGATGAGCTGAAAGATTTTGCAGGCCAATTGGTTGTGTCCAGCATGTCGAAACATATTGATGGCTATGTAGACCTGTTTGGCAGTGACCTGAAAACATTCAAGGCGCAAGTGAAAATTCTTTTCCGCAAAGCGTTTCCAAATGTGGCGTATCCACTTGGTGATGGGGAGAACCTTTTCATTATGGACGTGTATAACGCCCTTCAAAATCATTCAAGCGAAGTAAAAACAGAGCATGTGGTTGAGCCGGAATCACAACCACAACCAGCACCAGAACAGGAGCCGGAGCCAGAAGAAGCTGGTGAATCAGCAAGTGAAGCTGATCAGGAGGCAGATAAAGCGCTGGAGTACCTGAAATCCGTGCCGGAGCAGTTTACATCCCGCGATCTGACGGTCATCAGTGCTGAACTTGATCATGTGCAGGAAGCAGCAAACGCTCTAATCAGTGCAGGTCGATACGACGAGAACGAAGCCACTGTGGGTGCAGCAGTTGACTACCTGATCAACATTCTGGCTGAAATTCAGCAGGGAGGTGCTTAATGACCATCTCTGTTTTAGACCGCCTGAAATTAGGTAAAGAGCTATCAGATCTAATGCAGGCGCAGAAAACTGCGCCAGTATTGCAACGCGTCACCATTGGTAAGCAGATTGTTGATGTGATGCTGAAATTGGGCCTGGGGACTGCCGCGCAACCGGCAGCGGAACCGCAACAACAGACTGATCCTGTTGTAGATGAAGTCCCTAAGATAGTGACTGACTTCCTGGGCGGTGTGTTCACAAAGTCCACACAAATGGAATTTATTGATGCGCTGCGTGGGATCTCAAACTATGTTGGCGAGTTCCTTACGTTGGAGCAGGCTAAAGAACAGACCATAAGCTGGGTGAAAGCCAACGGTTATGCCGGGTAATCAAAAGGGGGCGAAATGCCCCTTTCACTTCTCTGTTCTCACATAAATCACACTCTTTTTACACTCACAGCTTTCTCTATAGTTGGAGTGTATTTTGAACAAATCAGTTACTTCTGCGCTTTCCGAGGCCGCAGATATTAACAGCGTCATTGCTCTGGTTTCTTCATTAGAGAGGAAAGAAACACGCCTGGGGCGAAGTAGCTACGTAGTCACCAGCAAAGGTGCAGAGGTAAAGACGGCTTTTAAGGTCGTTGATGCCAGCAGTCTGATCATTTCGAACAACCTTGACGGTATGATTAACCCGGCCTTCCCGGAAGAACTCCAACCACGAGATCGTACCCGGCTATCCAGCAAACTCCAGGTTAACCGTATTGCCTCCAATTTACGCCCGGCACAATTAACGGATTCCGGTATGAGCAGCCACGGAGCGCCGATAGTTGGTCCGGACAACGTTGTTGAATCCGGCAACGGAAGGAGTATGGGTATCTGGCGTGCCTATGAGCAAGGACAGGCGGATGAGTATCGCCAGTACCTGATCGACCATGCGAAAGAGTTTGGTCTGAATCCTGACGAAATTTCGCAAATGTCTATGCCCGTACTAGTGCGAGAAAGACTCACAGATGTAGACCGCGCTCAATTTGCCCGCGATTCAAACATTAGCGATCTGCAAGAGATGGCAGCAAGTGAAAAAGCGTATGCGGATGCGCAATTTCTCACTGAGAGCGTCATGGCGCTATTTAATCCTTCAGATGATGGAAATCTGCTGGCGCGGTCCAATGATGCGTTTATTCGTGCGTTTTTGCGCGAAATTGGCGATACAGCGACGGCAGGCTTGCTTACTGCCGATGGGCGTCCCACGAAACAGCTTATCGATCGCATCCAGAATGCAATTTTTGCCAAAGCGTACAAGGATGAAAGGCTTGTTCGGCTAGTGTCGGAAGAGCCAGATCCGGAAATGCGTAATATCCTGACCGCATTAAATACGGCAGCCAGCGATTTTGCGCAAATGCAGTCGCTGTCTGGCGACGCTCACCATGACGCAGTAACAGGCTTAGTGGACGGTATAGAGCAGGTTAATGGCCTGGATACACAGGCGATAGTAGCACTCCAGGAAGCAATTAATCTTGTACGTGAAGCCAAAGACAACGGTCAGGCCGTTGAAGAAGTGATCGCCCAAAGGGGGTTATTCGGCGACAGTACACCGGAAGCTGAGGCATTGGCGCTATTCATCGTAGCAAATAATCGCAGTGCGAAGCGTATGGGCGCCGCATTCAAAAAAATGGCGCAAAAAATCAACGACGAGCTGACTCATAAACAACAGGCATTGGGCGATATGTTCGGCGGTGGCGATGTTGATCTGCGTCGTATTTTGTCTGCTGTATCTGATGAAATTGAGGGTGAATTTGGCGAAGGGAAAGGTCTGAACTTTGCTATGTTTGAAAATTCTACAGTTCTAAATAATTGCAGTATGGAAAACTAAGCCAACCGCTGAAATCACATACTGATTATGCTGCCGCAAAACTGGAAACAATTTGCGGTGATTCATGGCAACGAAAGACAAAAACAAAGGCTTTCTGTCAGCATTGAAGAAAGCCTTCAACGGTGGTGATGTTACGCCCGCCGAACCGGTCGTTTTTACGAGCGGGCATAGTGTCGTTGCTCGTTCCGGCCTGTCTGCTTTACGTCCAGGTATACTGGGGAGCAACAGCGATGGCATGACGAGTGCAGCAGATTCAATTTCTTTATCCGCTGAACTGCCCGGCGAGCGCCTGCAAAAGTACAACATCCTGGAAACGATGGCTAAAAGCCCGACTATCTCGACGGCTTTAAACATTCACATTGCACATGCGCTTGCGCCTTCAAAAAAAACCGGACAAGCATTCATGCTTTCGCCAAAAGATGGTTCCGATGCCGAGGCGGTAAGTAGGTGTGAAGAGTTAACAGCTGATTTGGGGGCAATGATTAATGACGGACTTCCTTCATGGGCCATGATTATGGCGATCTTTGGGGTGTCTTATGTCCGACCTTATGCTGAACAGGGCAGGGGGATAACAGGCATTGAGTCCAGTTATTACACTCTGCCACACTTCGTCCAGGAGTTTTATCGTGGTAGCCAGCTGGTAGGTTTCAGTGGTGATTACATTCTGGATACGCATAGTTTGCGCAGAGTAATAACCGAACCGTGGAATCTGGTTTCCATGAAAAATCCCTATTGGACGCCACAGCATAAAGTTATTCCGGTTAGCTACGGCACAAAAGGGTACTCACTGTTAAGTGATCAGGCTGATAAGCCGTTAATGGAGACGCAGAATTACGGAACTTCATTCCTGGAATACAGCTATGAACCTTACCTTAATTTATGTGCTTCGCTCGCCGCGCTGAAATCAACGCGAAATAATGCAGCCAAAATTGACCGCCTGATTGCTCTTACGACGAACACACTGGACCCGGTTAATGCGGCGAACTATACGCGTGGCGTCAGCCAGGCATTGAAGCGTCATAGTGACCTGGTGGCGCAAAGGTCGATTAATGCCAACGCTATTCCGACTGTGCTTAACCATCTGATACCTGTTATGGGAGACGGGAAGAACGGCATCACCATTGATACGCAATCCATACCCGCAGATATCAGTGGTATCGAAGACGTTATGTTTCACCTCCGGCAGCTTGCTGCAAGCCTCGGCATTGACGCAACAATGCTTGGCTGGGCTGATCAGATGAGCGGAGGGCTTGGAGAAGGCGGCTGGCAGCAAACTGCTATCCAGGCTGCATTGCGTGCGAACTGGATCAGACAGGCCGCCCAGCGAACTATTTATCGGCTTCTGGACATTCACCTCGCTTATAAATACGGCAAGGTTTACACCGAAACAAACCGCCCTTATGACGTGCAATTCAACTCAATGAACACTGCTATCCAGGAAGAGGAAAACCGAGAACTGGATGCACGCGCCAACTTTGTTGCTGTCATCTCCCAAATTATGGACCAGATCCAGAACAACCCGAAACTGGCTGGTAGCGACGCGTTTATGCGTTATCTGTTCACTGAGCAGTTGCACATCGACGATGACACTCTCAACACCATGATCAAAGAGTTTAAGGCGAATGAATCAGAGCAAAACAACGAGCATGGTATGTACGAATCCGCGCCGTTGTCGTCCGGTGACGATCCGGAAAACTGGACGCCAGAACAGTTAATAAACTTTGCAAAATTTGTGATGAGCAATTAACCGGAGGGAAATAATGCAATCACTGAATACTGTTACGGATCGCTTCTCCCTGGTAGAGAAAATCCGCAAACACACACCGCAGAACAACCGAAATTACGTCATTCAGTCGGTACGAGACACATTCAACTCGCCAGAAACAAAAGAGCGTATCGCGCTGGGTGAGATGTATGGTTATTACGGTCATGGTCGCCGGGCGATGCACTATAACAAAACGAAAAGCCTGAACTTGCCGGAAGTCTCTGTTGTGATGGTAGATGGGAAGCCTGTTGTATTGGAGAACGTGCCGTCAAACAGGACTATCGACATTTCGATTGACGACAACGGCATTGTTACTCATACGCAGGAAATACTGGATACAGACACCGGGCGTATTGTTCAGGGCATGATTAACTCTGGTGCTGGTGGTTGGTCGTGGGCTACATCTGGTCCAGATTCATCGGTATCCCTGGTAAAGTCTTTCCACGGCTTTGATTACGTAACTGTTCCTAACTATATCAGCCTCGACAAGAAAAGCCTGATGCTTGAATCAGCAGAAGAGCGCGACGCGGCTATTCATGCGGCACTTATCGAACAAGGTTTTACCGATAACGCGGCTACGGATCTTGTTCACCACTTTTCAGCAATGAAGAATCAGCAGGCTATTTTCGAGTCAGCACAGCGTGAAGCCCTTGAGTCAGAATTGATGCTCCTTGAAGTGGAAAATATGCAACTTCGCGACAAATTACGCAACCAGGCCGCAATGATGGAAAGCCAGGGCGAAGATGCGAAGAAATGCCGTAGGATTTTGCGTGATGCTATCCAGGAGCTGCCTGTTTTTATCAGCGCAGAACAGCGTCGGGCGCTCTGCCGTATGCAGTCTGAAGATGATGCTCGCATAGTGGCTGCGATGCTTGAATCTCTGGGGGCAAATGCGACTTATGGCTTGCCGATATCAGGCAAGAAAGAGCCGGAGTTATCGCCGAAGGAGAGCAAAAATACTACCCCATTACTCTTCGTTTCGCGACGGGGATAACCGCTGCATGAAATTAAATTTCTAACATAGTGTATTTATATACACTGTTGATCCTGTCCGATGTGATCGAGTAGGATCGCGGTCACTGCTCCGGTAGCGACTGCCAAAAAAAGCAAAAGCCGCTGAGAAGCGGCTTTTTGGTGTATAAATCCACTGGCATAGATTTATACGGTAGATAGATTTTTGCACGGAACTATCTGATGAATATTTTAAATTCAGTTTCAGTAACTTTCAACACTTCTGAGTATAAAAACAACACTGAATACCACAAAAAAATCAAAGGTCATCAGTTGAGTTTTTTTGCTCGTCATAGTGGTCTTCTTTCCCCTTCACATAGCGCCATTATTGCCGAGTTCGCCAACCTGGCAGGGTCTACCGATGAATACATGATCCGTCGCTCATATGCTGATATGTCCGAGATTACAGGACGCAGTATTTCTACTGTACGCCGGGCATTTGCTGAAGCGACGAAGTGCGGAATGCTTGTTAAGCAACATCAGGTAGCGAATAACAATGCCCAGGTGTGTAACGTATATCGGTTTACGACACAATTTCTCCACTTCATTCATGTAGCAATGGAGATAGGGGGTAAGCAGGGCATCAAATTTGCCAACGCCACAAAACTGGTTAAGCAGTTGATTTCAAAGGTTCGTTATTTTTTTGAAACTGGGAACCCCCTGTTCAAATTGAACAAGCCCCCCCATGTTCAAAATGAACAGCCAATAGAAAATAAGAGTCACTCTATAGCCAAAAGAAGAGAAAGATCATGCGCGGTTCAGCCAAAGGCTTCACCAGCAGATAGTTCTCAAACGGATCACTGGGTACTGGATAAAAAAACAGTAATCAGGGAAGAACATACCAACCACTGCCTGGCGGCGGCAAAAGCGAGAGCTGCAAAGCGTCGTTCAGACGAGGGGCACACAAAACGGCAGGCTCTGTATCGTACCGCTGAAAAACTGGCAAAAAAATTTGCATGGTTACGTAGTGCTACCACAGTGAATAAGCCCAAACGATCCAGCGCCCTGGATTTCTCTATGGATTATTCTGCTTCCCAGGGATGTGCAACTATCAATGAAGCATTTGACCTGATGAAACAGCGTGGCTATCGGTCTGAATTTGACCGGGAAGACTGGTCAATTCCGGAGGGCTTTCGGGGATGATGTTGCGATTTACTGTACAATAACCGTGCGGCGGGAATTTCATCGCTCGAAAATATATGTTAGAAAATTAAATTGATGTTTCTAATCAAGAATGTATGATTTATATCGTCACTAAAAAACAGCATCTGATAAAAATTCTGTTGATCTTTCTAATGTTCAGGCTTATATTCATGCCGTCGTAGCAAATTCTGCGACCGGGTTTAGCAGCCTGAATGTTAGTGCGGACAACCGCAGATATCCGATATTGCGGTATTTTTGTGTCCGTAAAACCGCGTTACGCCCAAATTATGGTGGGGCGTGATGGGGAGGCTTCGGCCTGCTGGTTTCACTAACGCCAGTCTGCTAACCCCGTCACGTCCTGCCACCTGTTTAGCAGCGGGTAGCAGGTTGTTAAACCTGTTAGTGAGGCCGTAACTATGGTTAATGCCAATCCTTGCTCACGTCCAGAATTCATCTGGCGTTTCCACTCCCTGCAAAAACACTGCGATCACTTCGCAATTGCCGCAACCGAAAAAGAAGCCCGTTCTCTGATTCCTGATCAGTATGGTGTTCTTACTGGTCGTTTCTCTACTTCCCCACAACCAAACACTAATCCCTGGTATCGCAATATTACCAATCCCGGCATTGCGGAGGCTCACTGATGGATATCTGCATTCTCGAAAAACTATCAATGACCAGCATTGAGATTGCGGAGCTGGTGGGAAGCCAACACTCTGACGTTAAACGTAGTATTGAGCGTATGGTTGCTCGAAGCATTATCCGAAAACCGCCAATGGCTGTTTTCGAAAAAATCAATAACTTAGGATTGCGTCGTGGCGTTGAGGCTTACGTCTTCGAAGGCGAACAAGGCAAGCGCGATAGTATTATCGTCGTCGCGCAGCTCTCTCCCGAATTCACCGCCCGGCTGGTGGACCGCTGGCGCGAACTGGAAGAACAAGTACGCCAGCCGTTGACCGAAATAGAGATGATCGCTGCAATGGCTGCAAATGCAGTTCAGCAGCAAAAGCGGCTTCATGTTGTTGAGTCAAAGGTTAGCCAGGTGGTAGAAACCGTCGAGCAAATCAAGAAGGGCAACATGCCGGAAGGTTATATTGGCTACCGCCAGCTGGCGGCAAAATGCGGCCTGACTGAAGCCAAATGTCGCAACCTGGTTAACGCTTACCGGATCCCCACCGATACGCATGAGTTTTTAACTCCAGAGGGGGTATTGTCGCGTCGTTCCATCGTGGCCTTATCTCCCTTCATGAATGCTTTTAACCGGATGATGTCGGAGGCTGAACACCGAGGAAAACGCTGGTATCACCCCAAAATGGGGCAATTCCAGGTGATCGGTTGGGGAGGTGAGTGATGGACATCATGCAGGCGGTAAAAAAAATCAGGGAAGGACAGGCTGAAGTGTGCCGCCGTAAAGCATGGGGTATTGGTGTATGGGCCTGGCCTGATAATTACTCTACTACCGGATGGTTTTGTATTAATGGACTCCAGATCCGGGAAGTTGATTTATCGACGGCTGATATAGTCGGTAATGATTGGATCGTGACTTGAAGCGTGATGCCCCGGCCTGGCCGGGGCTTTTTTCATGCCTCATTAGTTGAGGTTGCTGCGTATCCGACTGGTAACAGAGCGGTATTGCGTGGTTCGCCAGCAGGCCAGCGATAGCCAGACACTCTTGATGTTGGGAATGCGCGAATATTAACCGCATCCCCCTGGTTCCCACCCAGGACAAGCAGATCGCCATTGGCACGGCGTCCGACAACGAAGCCTACGTGCCCACCGCCTACGCGGGTAAATACAACGATACATCCGTATGCCGGTGTATCTAATTTCTCGCCCCAATCCAGATAGGATTTTGCCGACTCAAATCTTGTTGAGCGGATGCCTACACGTTCCAGCATTGCACCGACAAATGCTGCGCACCACGGCGTTTCATCGTCTTTAATTCCGCCGCGCTTGATGTCGCGCCAGAACTGAACGATTTCAGGGTTGTGTTTAGCGCCTTTTATTTCAGTCAGGCCAATGTGCTTACGGGCTTCAATTAGCCAGCGAGGTTCAATGTTTGCCATATTTTTCTCCCGGTCATGGGTTAATAAGTAGGCAAACTATGGGGAGTATGTGATTTTGACGGTAGTATCGTCCCCGTGAAAATAACATTCTCCATACCCTCTCAACCGTACCGCATAGCGGAATTTTTTACGGTTTAGAGGGGGAAATCCTTTGGACAAACTACTTCATTCAATCAGTGAAGCCTCCAGCTTAGGCGAACTGATTGAAATTGTTAGTCGGTTGCATAAATTACGTGCTGTTGCGACCTTTGGCGTCAGGAAAGCCGATGGCGTCAGTATTCAGAAAACACGCCGGGCAGCAAACAATGCCGCAGTAAATCTTCTTAATTCCCTTCCGCCCGGCTTCGATGGGGCGAAATTAACTGACGAACAACGTCAGATTCTTGCCGGGTATACCGGTGAAGGTGGCCTGACAGATGGTGAGGGCAGCCAATACGAATACTACACGCCACAGTTTATGGCTGAAGGTATATGGGATCTGTTTGCTGACTACGGTATTGATGGTGGGCACGTACTGGAACCATCAGCGGGCACAGGTATTTTCCAGGAGACAAAACGGCAGGGCATGATAATGACCAGCGCCGAACTGTCTCCGATTTCCGGTCGAATAAACCAGCTTTTGCACCCGGAAGACGATGTGAATATCGGGGCGTTTGAAGCTCTGGCGGCGAAAGACGCAATGTATGACCATGCTGTTGGTAACGTACCGTTTGGCGAAGGGCGTTCCGGTGTCGCCGGGCTTGATCCGGCATATGCAAACGAGAAGAACGTTGGCAATTATTTTGTGCTGCGCACGATCGACAAGGTTAAGCCTGGTGGACTAATTGTATTGGTGGTGCCGAATGGCATGACCGATGGTACGAAATACAAAAAATTGCGCGATAAAGTCAGCCGTAAAGCGGAATTTTTGGGCGCACATCGTATGCCTTCTGGTACGTTCAGCGAATCCGGTACAGATACCGTGGTGGACGTATGGGTATTGCGTAAACACCCGGAAACCTTCCTGGAGATGATCCCCGACACGGATGATGCAACGCTCAAATCGGCAAACGTCCTTTGGGATACCTTCCTCAAAGGGAAATGGTTTACAACCGAAGGGAAGCGATTTGTTTACGGCGATATGGAGCGTACCAGCTTCCGCAATACCCTGGTGGTGAAAAAGGACGGTCGTGTATCCAATGAGTCGATGAAAACCGCTCTATCTCGTCGCTTTGATAGTCGCATCAATTGGGATTTGCTCGGCGTAACTACTCAGGCATGGCAGGGCGCGAAAGTGGGCGATAAACGCCTTGTAGGCGGCATCTGGCATGAGTTTGATGGTCTGAAATGGGTCAAGGACGCGACAACCAAATCCTCCGCGCTTGATGTAAATCGATATGGTGTTACGACGTTTGGTGATCTGCAGATCGCGTTTCAGTCAACAAATGGCATTCTGGCGTTGTCATGGGACCAGATATCGGCGATCGCGTCCGACTATCCGTCGGTTATCAGTGATGAAGTAGCGGCAATGATTCGCTTTGCTGGCAAGCAGAGAGAAAAAGACAGAGAACGCGTTATGCGCGGCGCACTGATAGGGCAGTTGATCAACAAGGCGCTTGATAAGCGTAATCTGGGGGAAAATGTTGATGATGAACTTGCTGATGCCGCGCGCCTGGCGGAAGCCGAAATTGCGAAGTATGGTCCGCCGCACGCGATTAAGCTGAATGGGATTGCTGAAGCTGGCGCTAAAAACTGGATGACTTTCACTGGCAACGTGAAACAGGACGGCTCTGCTTCTGACCTCCTTGCTGGACGACTTGATGTAACGGATGGTGCTGCCGGTATTGACTTTACACGCCCGGAACAAGTTGTAACCCACCTTTTCAGTGACGTGGCACTTAATCCAATCACACTGGACGATTTTCGTGAGGCGTTTGCTGGCGAACTGCCAGGAGACGACGATGCTGCTCTGGAATACCTGGCGAAATTTGATGATATCGCTATTGATGGGTATGGCTGCCTGCTGCCGATGGACCGCGCCACCAGCGGCGATATTGCAACCAAAACAGCATTGCTGGTGGGCTGGCGTGATGCGTCAACAGGTGAGCAGAAAGCGAACTTTGAGCGTCAGTTGGCGAAAATCGAAGAGAAACGCATTTTCACGCCACTAAATAAAGTCACCGTTAATCTGAACGCCCGCTGGCTGGATCGCCGCTTGATAAAAGAGTTCCTGGCAGAGCAGGGCTATGACGAGTTTAAGTATACAGAACCCGACCTTAAGGTTGAGGACGGCATTCTGGTATCTCCGGACGATTACGAAGGTAAGGACGGGGTATTTACTGGCTATCAACTACGAACCGTAAACGGCAAAAACGGGAATGAGTTCAAGAAGGCCAACAATAAAGACGGCTTCCTGAACCAGTTAGAAAACTACCTGAACGGCATTAAACCGCGTGGGCAGAACGCTAACGAGTACCTGGATAAGATTGCTCAACTGGAAATTAGCTTCAACGACTGGTTACGCACTCACCCGCAGGCTGATCAGATAGCCCGCGACTATAACGACGCATTTAATGGCTTCATCCCGTTTACGCATTCTGACGCACCGCTTGGCCTGGAGGGGATTAGTGGGAAGCGCATTCCTCTGACTTATCAGAATGAAGAAGTTCGGCGCTTGTCAGAAGATGGGCGCGGCATCATGGGATTTGGTACCGGGCTGGGTAAAACCACGACCGCGCTTGCGCTTGAGGCGTATAACTTCGAAACAGGTCGCACTAAACGCACGTGTATTGTTGTTCCGAAGGCGGTTTATCAGAACTGGTATCACGAGGCACAGAGCTTCTACAGTGCTGATGCCTTCGCCAATATGATGTTTATCGGTCTGGATGAAGTTCGTGATGACAGCGGAAATATTCTGACCGCGCCGGTGCTTGATGAAAATGGCGAACCACGCCTCGACAGTAACGGGCAGCCTCTTACCCGAAATGTTGTGAAAGAGTCCGCCAGCGCCGTTATCGTTCAGCGCATGAACATGATCCCGTCGTCAAATTGGCGAACGGTCATCATGACAAAAGAGCAATTCGCGTCTATCCCGCTACGAGAAGAAACCATTGAGGAAAACTCACAGCAAGCGGTCTTTAATGCTGTGGAAATGGGGCGTCTTGACCTGGCATCTGGCAAACACCGTGACGCGCAGAAGAAGAACAAGATTAAGGACCAGGCCGCAAATACCGGTACAACGAAGAAGCAGAATATCCCGTACTTTGAGGATATGAACTTCGATAGCGTAATTGCCGACGAAGGACATAACTACCGCAACTCCTTTAGCGCCGGGCGCGAAGCGGGGCAACTGGCATATTTGCCTAACCCGGCAGTATCCAAAATGGCCCGCGACATGGCTGTAAAAGCTGCGTACATGATGAAACGCAACAACGGGCGTGGTGTGGTTATGCTGACGGCAACACCGCTGGTGAACAGCCCGATTGATGCTTTCAACATGCTGTCTACTGTCATTCCGCAGGAAGAGTGGATGCGCATGGGTATTGTTACGCCGGATGATTTCGTTCGCGTGTTCGGTAAAACAGCCACAGTTCAGGTTCAGAAAATTTCCGGTGAGGTGGAAGAGAAGCAGGGACTGGTGGGCTTCCAGAACCTGGATGGTCTGCGTGGTATTTTCCATCGCTGGACTACTCTGAAGACTGCTGCGGACGTCGGGGCGACGGTAAAAATCCCTGATATTGTCGAGAATACCTTGCAGATCCCGATGACAGGAGAGCAAGAGGCCATTTACGAAGAACTTCGTAAGCGTGCACAGGAGTTAAGTAGTAAAGATGCGCTGACGGTCGATGAAAACGGGCATATCACAAACGAAAAACCGGATGATTTCATCTTCTCCATCATCCGCGACATGGATAAGGTTGCTATAGATCCTGATCTGTATGCCAGTGCGATTACATTCCAGTTCCCCGTTGAGCTTGCAGACAAGGTAAAAGCTATTGCTGATGCCCTGCCAAAAGTAGCTGGCGGTAAAGTGGCAGATGATGCAGACGAGGCCGAAGAAGATGGCGCTGGTGGGCTGGTCAGTACGCGTACCAGCAAGGTAGTGAAGACCACCTTTAGCGAACATCCGTCGCATGTTGAAATACGTGCTGGCATTGAACTGGAAGCTGAAATACTGAAGGCCATTGCGGCTGCCGGTATTGATATGCAGCAGGTATCACACCCCATCCCGCCGAAGTATGCCGCGCTGATCGAAAACCTTCGTGAAGGTCTGAAGAACGGTAAACAAATCGTCTTCATTGATGAAAAAGCCCAGCACCAGAAGCTGCGCCGTATTATTGCCAGTGCACTGCAAATGCCGGAGCAGGAGATAGGCATTATCAATGCGACGACAGTTAGCCAGGCTGGCGGCGTCAAGCTGAAGAAGGTGAATAAGCCGACTGAACCTACGCCAAATAAAAACGGTGAATACAAAGAAGGTGCATGGGAAACCTACTACAGCAAACTTGCCCAATATGAGGATTATCTCTCAGCTAAAAATGATGCTGGCCTTGAGGGCATGGAAGGTATTGCCGCCGACTATAACGAAGGTCGCACGCGCATCATAATCTGTAACAAGAAGGCTGAAGTAGGTATTAACTTGCACATCGGGACAACCGATATCCACCATCTGACACTACCCTGGACTCCTGCCAGTATCGACCAACGTAATGGGCGCGGCGCTCGGGTAGGCTCACCACAAGAAAAGGTCAATGTTCACTACTATTGTGGCAAAGGCACATTTGATGACTTCCGTCTGGATACGCTGAAACGTAAGAAGGACTGGATCAATATGGTGATGACCTCCGACATGTCAGAGATCGCCAATGGTGATGCGGATGACGCAGATGAACGCGCCATTATGCTGGCGGCAAATCCGGAAGAACGCCGTGCAATCATGAGTCGTCAGGCGCAAGAGCGTGAAGAACGTCTGAAACTGAAAGCCCTACGCGAAGCCAATAATGCTCTCGATAACTACCTGAAAGCGGCGAATGCTGCCGGGAAAGATATCGGCATGATGGAGACAGAACTGAAAAGCGCGATGGAGCAGGTAGAGCATTACCAGCGCAATCTTGACGACCTGATTAAAGCGGGGACGAACAGGAACGGGCAGAAATATGTTCTGGAACAGTTGCGAGACTACAGAAAACGTGTGCGGGAGCTACGCTTTGCGATCACCAGAGCTAAAGACGCTGACACCGTTATGAAACGTTCTCGTGGTGATCTGGAACGTGCGATTAAAGCCGGGGTTCTGGAGCTTGATGCCGATGTATTGCAGAACCCACAGGAGTATGTACGCACTGAGAAAAATATCTTGTTGCACAAGGGCAGCCATTATCGCGCGATCATCGATGAGAATCACAATACGACAGCAATTGTTCGTGTTACCGCCATTGATGCGGAAAGGGGCGGGTGTACGTGCCGCATATCCTGGCTGGATGTGGCTAGTCGTTACTCTCGTTCTCCGGGGACGGCATTATTTTTGCCCTTTAACCTGATAATTGAATCGGTAACCTTTGAAGAGGGAGTTGCAGAATCGCGTGAAACAGCTGCACGTGGTGTTCAATGCCACCAGCTATCAACAACACTTACGCGCGATCAGTTCTATGATGCTATTCGCAATGGGGTAATGAATGTCACTGCCGGGAAGCCTGGTAGAGTATGGGGCGGTGGTTCAGCTATTAAATACTGGGCTTATCGCACCGATGATGGTCAGATTGCACTGTCATCGGCTTATGATGGCGTAATAGGTCAAAAAATCGGGCGAGCATCGGATATAGCGCCTGAGCGGTGGATTTACCCTGATGGCAACGATGAGGCGCTGAAGCGTGAAGTGGCAAAAATACAAGCCAGTGATAACCCGCTGAATGTCGTGGACGGCGAGGGATTCCTCCAGGCATTGTATGGATATGATTACATCCAGGGAATGCAGGCATGGGGGGCACAGGCCACGATGGATGACGTTTCCCAGGAGTTTGAAAACTGGATGGCAGGGCGTGGTTTGTCCGGTCGCTCACTTAATAAAGTTACTTCTGAAGATATTCTTAGCCTGTTCCGTAAACCGTCCGGAGAAGGGCTGGAATCTTTCTGGAAGACCGTGGTGGCATACCGTTTATTCCAGGGCAGGATGAAAGCCTTTAGCAACACTGATGACATTGAACGGATGTTTAATCAGGTGAAAGCCGCGAAAATTACGGCGAAAATTGAGAAAACACGAGCTGCGCTGGTGGCCTGGCGCGATGCATTGTTTGAGCAATATAAATCACTCAGTGATGCAGATGGATGGGCGGCATTGGAACAGCTGGCGAATAATGGGGTAGATGGAGCGAAACTCGCCATTGTTCAGGCTGATAACCCCTTGGAATCACCGGCAGCACAGTGGATTAAGGTTGGGGCTGTCATCAATGCATTTGATGAAAAACACATTAGTAAGGACGATTTTGCTGATGCTGTTTCTGTTAATCGCCTGGTAGAAATGGCTACCCGTCGCGCCCGTGAGTTGAAAGACGGCGACTATGTGAATGAGTTGCCGGATGCGCTCAAATCGGCAACGTGGCAGGACTATGTATCGCTGAAAAACGGCGGGGCCACTGAATCAGAGATCGCGGAAAGGCTTGAGCAGGCTGAAAGCAAAAGAGAAGAGCAGGCGGCAGTGGCTGAAGCCAGAGCTGATGAAGCGGCGAATGATGACTATATCATTGTGGTTAATGATAAGCCGATTCGCGCTAAGGCGCGTGTTCGCGGGCGCTGGTGGAGCGTCAGCGAGGACGTTGGCGCGGTTTATCTCATTGCCGACCAACCAGGTTCCTCGACAATACGGAACGCCAAAGACGCGATTAAGAAGATTGGCGGGCGTTTCTGGAATTTTGAAGCAAACCCGGTTGCTGATGTGAACTTTGACCGTCCTGCATGGATGGTATCTACGCGTTACTCGGTAGATGAACTGCGTAAAATAATCGCCGATGCGGCCTAACAGATAAGGAGCGGCCCCAACCGGGGCCGAATTTGAATGACGACACTAATTGACACTGTAAAACCGACGGAATCCTACCTTGAGGAAATCTTGCCGCAGGCACTCAATGGCAGGAGTGAAGAAGAATACCTGACAGTTTATCTTGATGGCATGGTAGAAAGACTGAAGAAAAATCCACAGCTTTATCACCTTTATGGTCCGTGGTGGCCCGCGCTCAAAACGATATTGCTGGAGCGCGGCGACATATCATTTGGACAAGTTGTAGATAGTGATGTGGCAGAGATCTACAAAATGAGTCGCCCGGCGCTTACGGTTTTGGCTGGGCATCTGTATTCGAGCGATCGCCTGGAAAATGACGCGGTATACAATCCTGTTCATGCTCTGGAAGTCGCACCTTATGCCGATGATACAGAGCCATACGTGTACACAAGTTACGACGAGTCTATAGAGAAATATCGAATTATGGGGTAGCCATGCGAAAGAATCGTAGGTTTACGGTCGAAGACCTAAAGGAATATTCCATATCGAAGGGGTATGTCCTTGAGTTTCACCGTTACAAGAAGGTTTTTACGCTGCGAAAAGCAGAAAACCCAGCGAGCTGGAGCTGGGTATACTTCCCTCATACAGAAGACAAACTGGTAGAGCTTGTTGATGATTTAACCTATGAAGGGTGGTTGATCGCAATCGACAAGACAATCACAGAAATATCCGAACCGGATAAAATAAACCTTTAAAAATAACAAGTTGGGTAAATGCCATGCGATTTACCCTCCTTGTTGATTAAGGTCACTTTTTACTCAAAAAGCAAATCCGACCTGTTGCATATAGCCCAGCCTTGAGTAGTATCTCTCTTGTTTTACAAATCTAACGCAGTTGTTATTATTTCGCTTATTTACTATCAATGGGTGTGTTAGAAAAATAGCGAGAAAAAGAAGGCGTCGCAGTGAATATTCTGAAACATCCCCACATGCCGCAGCTCTCAGAGAACTGGAGAAAAACCCAGATCTAATCAAAAGGAACCATGAGCATTACGAGCAGGTACGCGTCCTGGATTGGTTGTATCGCAATATGCGCTATGTGTATGAGCATACACACGCCACTCCAAACGGCGGTCTGCGAGGCATAAGGACGGCAATAAAAATGGTGGCAGAGGGCCAAAAGAAGGGATATCCCGATCTTTCTATAGACCTTGCTTGTGGGGGATACCACGGAATGCGCATTGAGATGAAACATGGGAGAAATCGCCTGACTCCCGAACAACTCGTCTGGATGACTCGCCTCACCGAAGCAGGTTACTACTGCTTTGAGGCGCGCAGTGCCGCTGAAGCCATAAAAGCTATCACGGAATATGTTTGTCTTGATTAAACGGAGAAATCGTTTTGCGTTTACTTAACGTGGCTGAACTTATCCCTGCTGGTGCTAACGTTGTTGCTCGCCGTCGTTCCTGGCAGCAACCATTGTGTGTTGAGTTGTTGAAACACAGCAATGGAACAATAGAGGCTCGGAATATTGTCACTGGTGATAAGGTTCACATTACCCCGGAAAGTACAGGCGCTGATGATTGGGAGTTTGTACATTGAGCAAAAAATATCATGTGAACCTGGCGTTTGCCGATGATGCCGGGAGGACGCGGAGCATTACGCTCAACACTGCCCGCAAGGTGGTAACAGCGCCTTTAATCCGGGAAGCCCTCAGGGAGCTGGAAATGGGGGAGAACTCGACCCTTTTGTCGGTTAGTTGGTTAGGGAAAATGTCAGAGAAAGAATACGTAGACGGAGTTACTCCAATGACAGCCATGAGGCTGCTTTCATTGCTGCAATGGGCTATCGTACCGGTATGCATCGTGTATTTTATCTACCAGGCAATGACACAATAACCGCTCAAAAACCCGCCGATTAGCGGGTTTTTTGTTTATCACATCTTTCGCTCTTGTTCTCATACTAATAAAATATGTTAGAAAACTAATTTTGCAAAAACAATGGGAACTGCAATGAGTCAACAAACTGATACTTCTAATCTGGAAATCATCTCAGCCGCGATTGAAACGCTGCGGACACAGATCGCCCTTATTCAAAAGCGGAATCCGGGGGATGACCTGTCCAGACGGTTACATGAGAGCGTCATTGCCACGACTGATAACCTGGTCGCGGAGATCAACCAGCTACTTGAGGAAGGGACGGTTGATTACAACAAGCTGGTGGATCAGTTTGAGGAATATCAACAAGCCGTTAATGATGGCTTGCTCCGTTTTTCACGAGTCACAGGCGTATCAGCGACAGTTGAAAGTCTTGGCGATGCTGTTAATCAATTTGCCGCGAGTATGCGTAGTGAGATCGGCAATCTGGAAGCGCGTCTTGAACAGGCAAACACACTGCGCAAATCCGCAGAAGCCGATTTGAGTCGTTACAAAAAAGACTATCCAGCCAGCCTGTCAAAACGACTGGATGTTGCGGAGAAGGATAACCGTGCGCTGAAAAGAGAGCGTCGGGAACTAAAAGAGCGTTTAACAGAGCTGAATCAGCAGTGCATTAAGTATCAAGGCGAAGGTGTCACACTGCGTAAAAAGTTAGCAGCAGCGCAGAACATTATTGAAACGCTGAAACGAGAGTGTTCACAGCTTGGTCATGATCTGAACCGCGCTTGTGGTATGGGACAAAGGCCAGAGACATTCCCGCTCATGTATGACGGGGTGGATGCTATTGCCTATATCCATGAGTACCCGCATGGTCTGGTTGCGGAGACTGGTCAGCGTGGTGAAGCTCTGTTGACGGCTAATTACCATCAACAAATTAGAACCAACCGCCTGCTGACGATGGATGTGATCCCATCAGTATGGGGAACGCCGCTTTACTATCGCCTGCCCGGCTTCGAAACTGACTGGAATACCGATATAGACGAATGCCTGGCAGATAAAATTATGGCGTACCTGGAGACTGATTTCCCGCGCCTGCATCGCCGGATTATGGACTCTAAGGATGCGCCGATCGATGAATTGAAAATGCGCCCAGAGACGTTGGAAGCTATCAAACAGACTGCGTTTGATACCGTATTCAGCGTGGCCTGTATCCCAAGTAGTTTTCATGAAAGCATCCCCTTTATGCAGGGCGACCGTCGTCAAGAAATTATTGATGCCTGCCGGGTGTGGGCTAACGAATGGGACAAGAAGAATGGGGGCGTAGAAGATCTTTATGGGAAATAATGTGTTAGAAATCTAATTTCACCAAACGAACATATTGATTGTGAGAGTAACTTAACTTAGAATTTTCCTTGCTGGTGGAGCGTTGCCACATTTCGCTTGCTGGGCTTGATAGTCACTTATTGGTTGTTGTTCGCCCACCAGCAAATAACAAATTAAAGTGTTAGAAAATTACATGCATACAGGGACTCGCTTTGGCACCGAGCAAGCCAAAGTTCAGCAGGTTTAGTGCGTAAAGTGGTTTCAGAGAGAGCACTTTACGGAGTAAACAACAAGACATGTTGAGCCACGGAAGGTCTTTTTAAGATGTTCATTGATGATGGTCCGGCAGAGAGTAACGGGACTCGCCGCATCGAATCATCATCAATGCACATCCTCAACATTAAGGAGGCATAGGGATTTTTTTGTGGCGATTACCTTTTGCCCTAAGTCTCCTTAATGTTGCGGTAATGCACCTATGCGGATGCGGCCTTGCATTGTGTCTTGAAAGAATGGGGTAAGGCCGGGGATATCCCCAGGGGGAGGCACCCCCGCTGCAACGAACAGCCACAGACGGCAGTCGAGTGATGGAAACGTGCAAAGACTTTAAACCTCGTTACGGCTGGCGTGGCAAACGCGACAACCGAGACAGAGCGGTGACGGGCGGAGAGAGTGCCGCATCAAGAAAGAAGCCGACTTGTGATCCCTTTCTGCGGGCATTTGAAAGTGAATCCAGCTCAGGCAGTCGGCTTCTTTCTTGTGTGAGATGTAGCGTATTTGCCCATCTTCGGGTGGGCTTTTTTAGGGTTTTCGTCATGGTTAGCGACTTTGCGGCGGTTTAGAACCCGACCATTAAAGTAAATGCAAACGATGATCTGATGATGGTAGCGGCCTAAGAAGCCTGACGCCACGGGGTATGAGTCGTCCCCCGTCAAAAAATCGACCGCAGAGTGTCCCCGTCTGTGTATTAGGGAACGGGGAGGCATAACAGGCAAGGGTGCTGGTGTGATTAACCAGATGAATGAGAAGGGTCAGGTCTTTCTGGTCAGCGCCCTTACCTGTTACGTCCCTCCCGCGTAACAGCCATTGATTAATGGCTTTCTGGGATAACATCCTACTACGGGTATATCCCGTCATGCTGAAGGCGCTAATCACGCTGGAAGCCAGGGTTGTGCATCCCCTGTTACCGAATTGCAGCCAGGGCGCGGTGCGCCGAAAAGCATACGGAGGTGGAAGCCCTCGCCGGAGACGTACCCGGCAAGTGATGGTGTAGCTCAGTAGGATAGAGCAGCAGCCTTCTAAGCTGTCGGTCGGTGGTTCGAATCCACCCACCATCGCCAATGCCGGTTTAGCTCAGTTGGTAGAGCGCCTGCCTTGTAAGCAGGATGTCAGCGGTTCGAGTCCGTTAACCGGCACCAACACAACAGGTAAGGGTATTTTGCGACGTCGGAGATCGCCGTGCTTGGCAGAGGGTTCGAATCCCTACGAAGTACCCTTACCGTTGTGATGAAGTGCAGCTCTTTGAAGCAACCAGAAGATAAGCATCTGGCTTCACAACATAAACCGCAGGAACGACCAATAAACGGTAGTCCGTATGGAGAACACCCCGTTGAGGAAGAGGCCTGGCCGGAACCGTAACCGGCACTACAACGTTGAGAACACTGACGTAACGGGGTCATATCCCAATCTACGAATAAATGTTGCGTTGCAGCGTGACAACCAGTGTTCTCAACGTTGTGGTGGATTCGCAGACTGATGCGATAGCTTTCTTGGATGTTAGGGAAATGCGGCCGCAAACCTTCCCTTTCGCGAGCGGTGATCGTCCGTAGTCCTAATTGGCTGCACCGTATGCCGGAGATTCAGTACCGGCCACCACAACGGCCGGAGAGTAGGGAGCATGGTGCTCAAGCGGTCTTGAAAACCGTCCCATTGCGCAAGCGATGATGGTTCGATTCCATTACTCTCCGCCAGCGCAACGTTAAGAGTATTTGGCTAATTAAGCGAATGCCGGAAGCAGAACCGGATCAACAAATGCGTACAGGCGTCATCGCCGCCCAGCCAGCCAAGTGCTCTTACCATTGCGGTGAATGCGGCTAAGCGCACGCGGAACAGTTAAAACAATCCTGCTTACTAAACATCCCGGCGTTAATTGTTAACTGGTTAACGTCACCTGGAGGCACCAGGCACCGCAATCTAACAGCAATGGCGTTTTGTCTTAAAAGGTAGCTGCAAGTGATGGATTTTTGGGCCTTTGCCGATAAGAACCCTGGTTGGACATTTTTATTTCTGCTGGTGGTTGCATATGGTATCGAGCAAGCGGCAAAAGCCTTACGCGGTTCTGGCAAAAAGCGTAAGCGGAATTAACAGTAATCTGGCCCTTTAGCTCAGTGGTTAGAGCTGGCGACTCATAATCGCACGGTCACCGGTTCAAGTCCGGTAGGGGCCACCATATTTGGTTGTAACACGGCGTATGGCACATGCGTCGTTAGCGGTCTGGTGACGTTAAAGGGGTTACCTTTTCCCCTAGCTCAGGCAACAAACCAGGTAGCCGGAATGTGCAAGCCCCGTTCATATCGTCGGACCGAGGACTCACCATCCTGGCGATTCGGTGTGACAGCCGGAAGAGTACGGCGCACAACAGGAAAAGGCGTTTAATTAGCGTGAGCGCCGTTTCCGTTGTGGTAATTGCGGCTATGCGCTCGTGACGAAGCCATTTTCATTCACTACGTTCTGATAAGTGACGTCGCCAGGAGTGGCTAACCTGGCAGGTGGAGGCACCACCGCCACAACTCCTTTCAATTCATCATATAGCCGCTCAGGCTGTAACCCTTAATTAATACGAAGTTTCGACATCTCTATCGGTTTAACCGAGGGATGGTCGCGCGTGTAAAAAGGAGACGTTATGTTAACGGCGAACGATAACGCGTATGCAGAAGCAGATCTCATATTGAGTGACTTCATCGGTCAGCGGGAACGCTGGACACAAAAGCGAGAGGAACTTTATGCCTCGTTAGTTCGCAAAGGTGTCAACATTGAAACCGCTCAAAGCGGCGATATGACGGTAGTCAGTGTTGGATTACATGGTGTGAGCGTGTCCGCAGCCAATCATGAGCCATACGTAGCGTTATCCGAGTCGATGGCAAGGCTAATTAAGTTTCTGAAGCAAACAGAAGCCAATAATGTTTTCATCGCCAAAAAGAACATCAATTTTTCTGCCGCCGTGTTCTGGATGATGAAGGGGCTTGACGCCCGCCGGGCATCATGGCCTAAAGGGAGCTATATGTCGATGTTCCGTGGCAGTATTGGCAGTAAAGAAAAGCTCGTCGAATTCCTGCCGGAAGAAGCATTCGATATTGTGGAAGGGTGCGATGTGATGGTTATGCCTCGCCTGGTAATGATGAATGGGGATTTACAGGCGCAGACAGACTGGTTCGCAACTGGCGTGGATATTATCGCAACTGACTGGGAGGCATTCTGATGTACGAGACTACAAAATTAAGCATTCATGAAGCCACCAATATGGAGTGGAATATCGTCACCTGTAAGATTGTATCGTGTAATGCTGCGCGTACTGATGCAGGCCATAAGAGCACGATAACAGGCTACATGGTAATGGCTTATAGGGGATTGAGAGTTCGCTTTATCTGGAAAGCTCGGCAATTGACACCATTCAGAGAGCCGTCAATGCCATTAGAGGTAGAACAGGATTATTTAAGCCTGCCGGAAATAGACGGTGCAACGCTGGTGGATTCTGATGGTCGTAAGGCTGATTTTGAAGTCAGCTTAAAGGTGGCGCAGGCCGTAATTAATAACTCACGTGGTAAGTGGATCGCTAAGGTAAAACACGTCGTTCGCTTATCTCGCTGGTAGTGTTAGATGAATGGAATTAATTTTCTAATATAACCAACTTTTTGCCAGTCTATACAGAAATAACATTCTCATTATCATCCCCTCGGTCATTTCCTGCCTGGGGGATTAATGGAGCATATCAGCAGCGCAGAAATTGCGGATATCATGATTAGGGCTGACTGCTATCTGACAGTCACCGAAATCACCACTCTAGCTAAAGAAAAATATCCTCACCTTCATGTTTCACGCGTAAGTGTAACCAACATCATTCGGCATTTTGTGCGGTCAAGCCGAGCTATTTGTGAGCTTGATGATCGTGTTTACCCACGGAAATACTGGTTGCATGGCCTGAACGGATATCAGTTCAAGGTACGCGGGCGCACGCCTGAATACGGTAGCTTACTGGTTAAAAACTGTAGCAGGAAATCAGTCGAACAGGCGCGAAAAGAGCAACGAGAGCTGGTGGACATGGCGAATAAGCTGTGGAATGCCGCCGTTAAAAAGCGTGGTGTTGCTTTATGAGTCTGGTTAATTGGGAGGAGCACCGCGCCCGCTTTATAGCGTTGCGTGAAGAAAAAGGGATCACTGTAAAGGAATACTGTGAGGAGCATGGCCTTAGCTTCAATACAGCCAGAAAGCATCTCAATATGAAAAAAAATGAGGTGCGGTCGCAGGTAAAGACAACAAAAAAAAGCACCAAATCACCTGAAAAAAAACGGGCGGGAAGAGCAACAAAAAAGCTGGAAGAGGGTGCAGAAAAAACAAAATTTACAGAAATTGACAATTCGCAGGGTGCAGGTTCTTTCCGAAGTATGCCAAGAAAGAAAACTTCGGATCATGACAATAACACCAATAATAACAATGAGATAAAAGAATCTGTCAGGAGATCATTGCGCGAAAAAATGGCGAAAATGATCCCCGCCGAAGATAAATGCGCTTCAAAAACCGAGGGATCTTCAGCAATGATCCCTGGCGGTGCTGTGCAGCGTGCCACGTTGCCCACTACGAGTGTGGCTCGCGACATGATGAAGAACGGCGCAGAAGAGCACCTGCGGTTAGCAATTCAAATGGCGCAAGAACGCGCACTTCAGTACCAAAGCATTGTTGATCAGGAGGCCGAACGCCTACAGGCGGAGATAGACGCCCTGGGTGATCAGCAGCCAGAAGGAATGCACCCTGGGCAGCGACTGCTCGGTCTAATCAGTGACGCGGCCTACTACATGAACGATTTTATCAGTAGGTTGGCAGCGATATATCAGTCCGAACAAAAGCTGCGACAGGGTGATGAAAAACTTCGTCAGGGTGCTCGCCAGCAAGCATTCAGAGAGGCCGAGGCCAGAGAAAAACTCGAATTAGCACGCCTACAGGCCGAACAGCGTGGCAAAGAGATTGAATATCGCATTGGCGCTGACGCACGCGCAGCCAGAGTTATCGCCGCCGCTATACGTATGCGTGAGCGCGAGGAACTGGATGATATCGGTGTTGCTGAATACATCGAGCGCCAGGGGGTCAGCGTCCCGGCTATCCTCGCGGCGCGCGCGGCGAAAGCTATCACTCTTCTCGAACCACCTGTTTCTGACGTCAATGATGTTGATGATGAACAGCTGGACAAAGAGGCAAGGGAGTTTGCGACGCTTCAGGCTAACCATCCGCAATGGCTGGCAGAGCGCCGGGCGGATGTGGCAACCATTGTTGAAGAATTGGGGTGCGGAGATTACGACCGCAATGGCGAGCGTAAAGCTGGAGAATTCGAGGCCAACGACGAAGAGTTGGATATTGACCCTTCGGCTACGGCTGAAATTTACGGTGATTATGATGCATCAGACGCAGGATATGACGCCGGAGATGATGATATCGCGATAGAACCGCCGGAGGACGACTAATGGCTGGTGGGCGCAAGATTAAATGCGTCACCAGCGATCCACGCTGGCGCGATATGGTAATCAAATACCGCTACAACTTTACCCAGGCTGTTGTTGATATTTTCGGGATGTTTCCCTCCCACCAGCAGCAGGAGATTATCCAGTCCGTACAGCAAAAAGGGAGCAGAACCACTGTTACTTCTGGTCACGGTACAGGGAAATCGTCGTTAACGGCTATGTTGTTGCTGATTTATTTGATTCTGTTCCCCGATGCCCGTGTCATCATTGTTGCTAACAAGATAGGCCAGGTTAAAACAGGCGTATTCAAATACGTTAAACAGTATTGGGCGAATGCAGTTAAGCGTCACGGGTGGTTACAGACCTATTTTGTCCTGTCTGACACCATGTTTTATGAACGTTCCCGCAAAGGGATCTGGGAAGTTCTCTGCAAAGGTTATCGACTCGGTAACGAAGAAGCACTGGCGGGGGAGCACGCGGCACATTTGCTTCTAATTCTGGATGAAGCATCAGGTATATCTGATAAAGCGATCGGCGTAATGACTGGCGCTCTGACTGAAGAAGATAACCGAATGTTGATGCTATCCCAGCCAACAAGGCCAAGTGGTTATTTCTACGATTCGCACCATTCTCAAGCTAAAACCCCAGACAACCCGAAAGGGATCTGGACAGCAATTGTTCTTAACTCAGAAGAATCACCGTTCGTCACACCACAATTCATCAGGCAGAAACTCCTGGAATATGGCGGGCGCGATTCTATTGAGTACATGGTCAAGGTTCTTGGTCAGTTTCCTCGGGAGATTAACGGCTATTTGCTTGGTCGTGATGAATGCGATCGCGCTGCGCGGCGCAAGGTGTTGTTGGAGAAAAACTGGGGATGGGTGGCTACTGCTGACGTTGGTAACGGGCGAGACAAGTCAGTTCTTAATATCTGTAAAGTGTCTGGTCACCGGGAAAAGCGGCGTGTTGTTAACTTTAAGGTAATGGAAATGCCAGGGACTATGGACCCGCTGGCTTTTGCTGACTTTATATACAACGAATGCACGCCGGATAAATACCCGAATATTACAATCGCGGTTGACGCAGACGGTTTTGGTTCAGATACCTGTGCGCAGCTGGTGCGCCGTGGGGCTAACCCGGTACGGATTCGGTGGGGGAAACCCATGTTTTCGAACAAAGACAAGGAGCGTTTTGTTAACCAGCGTGCCTACGCAAATATTATGGCTCGTGATGCCATAAAGTCAGGTCGTATGCGAATAGACAGCGACCCTAAAACGGCAGAGCAAGCGTCAAAAATCCCCTTTTTACTTAATGAAGAAGGGAAGATGGCGATGATGCGCAAGGAGCACATGCGGCAAAAGCTGAACATCAAATCACCTGACCGATGGGATACCTACTGCTTTACAATGCTGGTGGACTATGTTCCTGCTAATGAAGATATCGGCGCTGAAATGGCTACCTTCCGCGATCAGGTTCTTGCAGATGTAGAAATGCCAGATCTGGATATTTGACATCCTCCACGCCCTGAAGGACGGGGTTTTACGGCGCACCGGATAAAGCCCCGGCAATGCGGGGCTTGTGATTACCAGAGTTTAGCGGCGTGCTGTGTTTGGGAGAAAGTGAACCCGTAACGTTCTTCTATGGTTTTACCGTATCTTTTCCGCGCGTCTGTCAGTTTTATGCCTGTCAGGTCATCTCCGGATGTCATCATTACGTCTAACAACTCCAGATCCATTTTATTCAGTCTCGCCATCGCTTCGCGTGCTGTCTGTATTTTACGCTCAATGATATGGCGAATAGCCGGATCGGCTTCCTCAAGCATTTTGGCTGATTTGTTCTTTAAGCTCTCATTGCGGATGTCGATGTTTCGCAAGATGTATGACTTCGCAACATAGCTTGGTTGGTGTTTCTCCAGATCGCGAACGCGATAGAGACTAAAGTCACCAAGCAGGCCGCAAGGTATCGACTCAACCCCAGAATAAATAGTAATGCTGCGACGTTCGCCGACATTATTAACAACGGGCACTGTGGTGTTCGGAAGTTTTGCGAACACTAAGGCTCCGTGTGCGCCTACCCTGAATCGTGACAGAGCATTGCTGCCTTCAATGTTTGTTGTAAGCACTACATCTGTGTATCCATCTTTGCGCGCCCGGTAAACTTCCCCTTCAGGTTCTGATGCGAAAAAACGGCGCTCTTCTTCAAGTGCACCAACAATCTGCGAAAATATCTTGTTTTTCAGGCTTTTCTTTATAATTGCATCATATTTTTTGAGCAGATTTTCGCGCGTAAATGAGCGGGTGGTGGTCGCGCTTTGCACAACAATATGCGTGCTTTGATTTGTGTCCTCGATAATGAATGGGATCGGAGAATATACAGACTCAACAATGTTAGACGCTTTGCCGTCAGCGTTACGGCACAAGTCAACAAAGGCTTTCCATTCTGTGAGGCACTTTTCAGCTTCTTCTAGCACATTCTGATCATGTGTTAGTGCAACATGGCGGAATTCCTCGCCGGAATAACTGGTATCATGGAAAACAGAGTTTGCGACCACCAGCTCTTTCCACCGTTCAGCGGTTTGCAGGAACCGTTTGTACTCTTTCTCGATCGACTTCTTACTCATTATTCCTACTCGATTTAGTTTTCTAACATAAAATTACTATGACAAATCTATGCCGAATAACATGGTGAGTAAAGGATCAAGATGCATTTTTTTATCATCCAATTTAGAAAATTCTGCTTAAAAACTGCCAGGCATAACTTAAAGCCCACACCAGCAATGCATTGCCCATCTGCGCGGAAAGGAAAAAAATTCCTAAATTTCTAACTTTAGATAATTGGCATTATTTAAAGTTAGGCTATAATCATGGGTAGATGATCAGTATTGACATCATTGAAAATACGTGCCTCGAATCAAAGGCTTGTATTTTGAAAATTAACTTATAGCTACCCTGTCATTTTTATATTTTTCGCGTAGCGTCATCTGTATATAGAGGTTAAATAGTTTCATGAGTGAATTAATTATCTCTGGCAGCTCCGGTGGTTTTCTGCGCAACATTGGCAAAGAGTACCAGGAGGCCGCAGAAAACTTTATGCGGTTCATGAATGACCAGGGGGCTTACGCGCCGAATACTTTGCGCGATCTCCGGTTAGTGTTTCACTCCTGGGCGAGATGGTGTCACGCTCGCCAGCTCGCCTGGTTCCCGATCTCACCAGAGATGGCCCGCGAGTATTTTCTTCAGCTGCATGATGCTGATCTGGCTTCGACCACCATTGATAAGCACTACGCCATGCTTAACATGCTGCTTTCGCATTGTGGCCTTCCGCCACTTTCGGATGATAAAAGTGTTTCTCTGGCTATGCGGCGCATCCGGCGTGAAGCGGCAACTGAAAAAGGCGAACGAACAGGCCAGGCTATACCGCTGCGGTGGGACGATCTGAAACTGCTCGACGTCCTGTTGTCCAGGTCAGAACGGCTGGTGGACCTGCGCAACCGGGCTTTTCTCTTTGTTGCATACAATACGCTGATGCGTATGTCGGAAATCTCGCGTATTCGTGTAGGAGATCTGGATCAAACAGGTGACACTGTCACGCTACATATTTCACACACGAAGACAATAACGACCGCCGCCGGGCTTGATAAGGTGCTTTCCCGTCGCACTACCGCTGTGCTGAATGACTGGCTGGATGTTTCCGGGCTTCGCGAACATCCTGACGCAGTGTTGTTCCCGCCGATACACCGTAGCAATAAGGCCAGGATCACGACAACGCCCCTTACTGCACCTGCAATGGAGAAAATATTCAGCGACGCCTGGGTGTTGCTGAATAAAAGAGATGCTACGCCAAACAAAGGAAGATACCGGACGTGGACCGGGCATAGTGCACGCGTCGGGGCCGCTATTGATATGGCTGAAAAGCAGGTGTCTATGGTGGAGATCATGCAGGAAGGAACCTGGAAGAAACCGGAAACACTTATGCGGTATCTTCGCCGTGGCGGCGTGTCTGTGGGGGCTAATAGCCGCCTGATGGATTCGTAAATTAAAATTCTAACACATCTTTTTAGATTAACGCCTTTGCTGTAAAGTACCCTCGCCTATTTAGGAGGGTGCTTTGCAGAGTCAAATCACGGAATCAAGACGCTTCAAGGTGGATGGTTACACCGTAACCTTCGCCGCTGGTGTTAAGAACAGTCATGCTGTCGTTGTGTTCGGCATCATGACCGGGCTTGAGGCCGTCCCTGTGTTTACCCTCGAAAAAAACTGGCGAAATCTGGAGGAAGCAGAAAGCTACGTCCGGAAAGTAACCATCATTGCCGCCGAAAAACTCCTGGCCCACTATCAGGAAAATTATCGCACTATGGTCGAGAAGATTAATCTCGCTTTCACTCGCCCCACTACCGGCTTTATTGCACCGGATACTAATGCCGGTCGATATCCTGCAAGGGGGCGTCGGTGAAAACTTATTACCCATCTCTGAATTGTTACCCGTCTTCCTATCCAGAATTATCCGGGAAGCTGTTAGCTCTATTAGCTAAAGCACCTACGGAATGGTTTAAGCCAGTCGTTATCAATCCACACTTCCTGGGTTACGGATCTGTTCGCACTCGTAACGAACTCAAAAACCTACTGGCGCATGGATTCATTCGACACCGTGCCGGGAAAGGCTATCAGTTAGCGATTGCGCCAGAAGAGGCCGTGCGGCTATTCGCATATCGTGACAGCCAGACAAAAGCTCGGGTAATAGCTCAAATACTTCATAACGGCAGCACCTATGCCCGCCAGTTTGGCGGCGACACGTCGCAGTTCTTGCGGGCGGTGCGATCGCTGGAGGAGCAAGGAGTTATTGAAAGTTCCTGTCTTCCTGTTCCTACCGTTCCACATATCAAACGTCGGGTTTACACCTTCACGCAGAGAGCTAAAAAACAATGATTTACGTAAAAGTGAAACGCCTACATCCGGCAGCAAAACTTCCAGCTTATGCCACCTCCGGATCGGCGGCGATGGATTTTGAGGCTGTTGAAATAAAACCATGCGTCGATAGCAATGGTGCAATTTCCTCAAGCTGGTGGGTGTATACCGGACTGGCTATGGAGATCCCGCCCGGCTGGTGTCTGAAACTCTATCCGCGATCAGGATTGGGCTGCAAAAAACATACTCGCCTGGCTAACTGCGTAGGAATTATCGACTCCGATTATCGCGGCGAAATCATGGCAAAACTGATTACTGATCCAGGCGGGGAAGGCGTTTGTCTCAAGCCTGGAATGGCTGTCATGCAAGGAATTTTTGAGCGTGTTGAACAAGTCTCACTAGTCGAGGTTGAGGAACTCAACGAAACGGAGCGTGGTGCTGGTGGCTTTGGTAGCACATCGGAAGGCCACTTTGAAATTAAGCGTTCACCGCTTCAGTACGAAAAGTTATAAGCAGAGAAAAGACTATGAATAACATGGCAACGAAAGAGCTTTTTAAGTTCCGTCCCAAATACAAAGCTCACAAAAAAAATGGAACCACGGTCATCATTACGGATGACAACGGCGTGATGATTAATCTTACCGGGAGCGTAACTATTTCTGCTGGTGGCATCACCACCCAGCAAGAAGAAATCGACCTTGAAGCAGCCGACTTTTCAGACGCGCTGATGTGGCTGAAGGAAGGCAAGAAAGTTGCCCGGCGCGGGTGGAACGGCGAAAACCAATTCTGCTGGCTGGTTCCTGAAGGACAGTACCCGGCACGAATGGAAGCCATTAAGGGATATTTCCCCGGCGATCTCGTTCCGTATGGTGCTTATTTCGCCTTAAAAAATGCACAAGGTGTAGTTGTTCCGTGGGTGCCTTCTGTAGGCGACTTACTGGCATGTGACTGGTTTGTAGTGGAGTGATTTAACGTGGAAAATACTAAAGCAATTCAATACCGCTTGCGTAATGGCCTGCTGGTGGCTGTTAACGCCGACATGTCACTGCCGTTTGACACGATTGAACGTACTATCATGACGTATCTCGGCTTTAATGAAGAGCTGAATGATGAGCATGGCGTAGCTATATGGAGTGATGCAGAAAGCGGCGTTCATCGTTACATCACCGCCAGGGGCAAAGACTACTCTCTGGAAGAACTGTTTACCCTTGCACAGTCTTTCGAATGTGTAGCATTAGACATGTTTAATGATCCTGCTATAGCGCAACGACTTATACGCGAGCTTGGGCTATCCGTTACACCAATTATCTTTAAGAATGGCAGCCTGACTGGCACATGGCGCGTAGAACGCATCTCAAACTACCTTCCATATAACCGACAGTTAAATGGAGTAATCTCCGGCGTTAATCAGCCCGTAGCGTGTGAAAATGTAAACCTGGTTGCCGCTGTTTTGGCAACCGCATGTCGTGTTATCGGTTTGGCTAAACAGGCTTTTATTCATTTCCCAAATGGTGCAGAAGGTAGCGCAGAGATTATCGCGTGTGATTTCGAATTTACCTGGATGCTACGCGAATATCTGGACCAAACAGTGTTCCGCGCCGAAGAACTGGATATGTATATCACGTCAACGATTCCTGATGATGTGCGTGCTGAAGCAATCGCTACGGCCAGGGCGAAATGCCGTGCGGCGATTGCAGAACAGGCCAAAGAAGAAGTTAAGGAAGTGGCAGATGGCGACTAAGAGCAATATTTATAAAGATCCGCGCTGGCTGTCGCTGGTGGAGAAATATAAAGACAATTGGGTACTGGCAGCAAAAGAATTGTTTGATATTGATTTAAGCCACCAGCAACAACAAATTGTTGAAGCTATACAGCCCAATAATGCAAAAGCTACTGTCACCACTCCGTATGGGATCGGACGACCGCAAGTGCTTGCTGTTATTAGTACCCTTTATACGATTATGTATCCTGATTCCCGGACAGTAATTGTTTATCCAAAATCAAATGTTTGCAAAAGAGGAATTGTTGCATATGTGTGGCAATGTTGGGAGGCATTGCTGAAAAAACAACCTTTTATCATTGAGTATTTTAAGGTCGGTGATAGCGGTCTGATGTTCAATGAATTTTGGGGAATGTGCTTTTGTAACTTCCGCCTTAACTATGAAGATAGCATTGCAGGTCACTACGCCGACCATCTTTTATTCATTATTGTGGATTCCGCACATATCAGCGATCGGGCATACAGCATTGTGTGGGCAAGCATGACTAGTGGTGATTCACGCATATTGCTCACTTCAATTCCGTCACCAGAGGAAATAGGCTTTTTTTATGATTCACATCATGGACGTGCTTTAGCTGAAGATAATCCGAGTGGTGTATATAAAGCCATTAAGCTGAGTGCGGAGGATTCACCATTTATTACCCAAGAATATCTTGATCATTTTGCCGAAAGGTATGGCGGGCGAAATAGTGATGACTATCGTCGTATGATTCTTGGTGAGTTCCCTGGTATTAGGGAGGCTGTTCTTGAATCAGATATGCCGAAGACAATGCGCTTTTCGATGCCTGATGGTAGTGAATGGACAATACCATTACGAGTGATAGCCCGGCATCATGCGCAGCACCACGCCAAAAAACATGGCGTCACGACATTAGAATGGTTGAAATCGCACACCATTCCACTCTTCACTGCAGATCACAATGCTATCGTTGAGTGGGCAAAAACAATTCCGTGGGAGAATGTCGCTGAATACGCCCACATGCTAAAACCGCCGAAAGACAGGCAAGAAATTAGCTGGCTGACAGCAGAAAAAATCATTGAGTGATAGTAAGAAGCCCGCCTGGTTGAGCGGGCTTCTTTTCAAATATTGGAACCATATAGTTCACGTAGTTTTTTCGCTACTGAAGATACGGGGATTTCACCAGTTGCAGCCCCCACTGCAAGCTCCACCAGCACGGGATCATCATATACCTGTATACCGTTACGGCGTAGAAATAGCAGCGCACTGTTTAGCGCGGTACGCTTATTGGCATCATTGAATATATGCCCTCTCGCCGTAGCCACCAGGTAGGTGGCGGAGACTTCGAAAAGGTCGGTGATCTCTTCGTAGGCAACTCTGGCCTGAACTCTCCCGATAATGGCCTCTGCCCTGCCCGGATCTGACATTCCCGGCAGGCCGCCGTAGCGGCTTATATTCGCATCATGAAGCGCAATAAGTTCTTCCGGTGATATATGCCTCATTATCGGTTAACCAGTTCCTTGTTGGTGGAGTCCAGGGTGTCAAACAGGGATGCAAATTCGGCATCCAGCGCCGCTTTTTTGTAGGCTTCAAAAGTAGCCTTGCTGACAATTACTGCTGGCTCACGGCCTCTGCGGGTGATTTCAACCTCTTCCCCGGCTTCAACATTGTTGAGCACTTCAGAAAGGTTGCCACGCGCGGTACGGAAGTTAATGGATTGCATAAACACCTCGTGTACTCGTTATGTGTACACAATTATAAACTTCACAGGCATAAAGCACCAGCACTTTGCAGCTTAAATAACCGGACAATCATCAAATTCCTAGACTGGCCCCCTGAATC